ATATTGCCCTATGTCGAATCTAAATTCTGGGAGCAAGAAGATGAAAATAAGGATTATAGGTATGAGGCTGGATATTCTTTTTTGCCTGCCGATCTTAAACTATCGATTCTTATGCGTGTTGCTACAGGGTATAGCTATCGGGAAAATGGAACCACACAGGCAATAAATATGGCTGTTAACGGTTCGATCAATAAGGAAAATAAATATAGACACTCATTCATAGGATGAAATCAGGGAGCTACGACCAAAAGATTAATTTCAAGTCATTCCAAAACATTTCTGATGGGTTTGGCGGTACTGTCCCTAATTTCGTAAATCTGATCACAACCTTTGCAGCGGTCAAGATTACCAAGGCTTTCAATATTACTGAGGCTGGTCAAATGGAGCTACCATTGATTTATACCTTTAGGATTCAATACAGAAATTCATTCATTCCAACGGTTTCAATGAGAATAACGTACAAGGGTAAGGATATTCAAATAAAGTCAATTCAGGAAAATGATGAGCGACAACATCGGGAATATATCATTACAGGATCAACATTATAATTATGTCAGTTCGGGTCATAGGTTTAAATGCAGCTTTGCGAGATATTAATAACAGGGGGTCACTTGCCATTGATGCAGCAAAAAGAACCTTGGCCTCAACAGCTTCAGCTATTGATTTTGAGGCAAAAAACGCAGCTCCACGCAGTATTTCAGGAACATCTTTGGATTCAGAAGTCGATGGAATCATTCTAAATCTAAAGCAGCGCATTGACAAGGTAGCTTCAAACAATGGTCTTACATTTGTAATCGGTATTCAAGGTACACAGGACTTTGACGCGTATGCGGAATTTGGCACTGGACAAAGCGCGGTACAAATATTGAATGGTCCGGGCTATACCTCAGAAATGCGGGCCATTGCGATGACTTTTTTCAAGAACGGTTTAGGGACATTGAGGGGGAGGCCGTTTTTATTCCCTGCATGGATTAGAAATACATCTAATTTAGTTTCTGATTTGAACACTAATATTTCAAACGCTATTAGATAATTATGAAAGAAGTTTCAAACCTGCTAAGGCTTGCTTACTTGGAATTACTCAATCCATTAGTATTGGAGGGTGTTACGATTCCTGTTTTGGATGAAATGGTAAACCCAAATCAGCAAATAGCAACCTATCGGGCTAGTCAGGCTTATATTCTAATTACAGATCAAAACGAGGTTGAGACTTCTAACAACTTTTCAACATTCAGGCAAACCGCAACAATATCGCTCGATATAATCACAAAGTTTCCGAATGGTTCGGGCTCAAGACTTGCAAGCGAAATGATTTCTGATAAGATTCAAACACAGATAAATCTACTAAACGGTCAATCAATTAATATTGATAACTCGGTTATTCAGGTGCTATCAACTACCAAGGTGGCGAGCACCTCATTTGTTGAACCCGGTCAATCTTTGGTAGTATTCAGAAAAAGGATTACATTTAGTCATATTATTATTCAATCATAGAAATTTATCATGGCAACACACAAATTAGGTAAATCTTTTGTATTTCAGTGGAGGGGCTTGCCTGTGGTTTGTCAGGTATCAGGTTCGCTATCGTTGACTAATGAAGGTATTACAGTACGAAATAACTGCTCTGGAGATTGGGGTGTAAGGCTTGAAGGTGGAGACAAGTCCGGTTCTTTTGCCTTTACAGGTGACGTAGATTTTGGAAGCGATCCGGCTGCAGCTTATTCTTATTTCGATTTGTACGAAGATTTAGGAAAAGTTTTTACTACTATCTTTGGAGACAAAACAGTGGGTCAAAAGTATTTCCTTTTCGATTCTCAGCTAAATGCTTTGGAGCTTACAGCCGAACGAAACACACAAATCACATTTTCGGGAACCTTTGATATTTCAGGTGTTCCAGAGGTGGTAACAGCGACTTAAATATGATTAGATTTAGTATAACTGGACTTGGCGAACTTGCTTTTTTTCTTAATAAAGGGGCTATTGGTGAGTGGGAGGCTTATTTTGGATTAACTTGGATTCAAATTATAAGTAAGGGGATGACCTACAAGCATTGGCACGTTTTAGCGCATAAATGCTACTTGATGGGGTGCCTAAAAGATTCTGTAAAATCTGAATATAGTTTGGATCAGTTTCAGCTATTTTTAGACGGGCAGGAATTTATAGACTTAGGTAATTTATTGGATGCGGAAATGAATATTGTTTTGGAGCTTGATAAATTGACTAAGCAATTAAATGAGACTGCTAATACTCCAAAAAAAAAGTAGAGATAAACACAATTAGAGAATATTTTATGGTCTTGGTTGGGCGGTTAAAAATCCCTTATCAAGACCTTTTTATTTTGTCAAATTCTGAAATTGATATGCTGGTCTACGGTCACGAAATCGACATAAAAGAAAAAATGGAACTTGATAGGAGATTTGTGGGGCTAATGGTTTCCCCTTACGCTCCGAAGTCTTATAATATTGCAAAAGAAATACCTTTTGCTTGGGATGAAAAAGATGAAATTAATTGGTCAAAACCCAAAGACTACGAGAATGCTCGCAAAACATTGGAAACAGTAAATAAATTCAAGAATGTCAAATCCTAGAATTGACGTAGAAATAGGAGCCAACACCAGCCAGTTAACTAGGCGGCTCAGAGAAACTGATCGGAACCTTTCGGACACAGGGCGAAGCTTTGGTAAGTTAAATGCGTTGGCGGTTTCTGCTCTGTCAGGAATTGCTGCTGCTTTTTCGATTGGTGCGGTAATTAGTTTTGGCAAAGCAGTGCTAGACACAACTGCAAAGTTTCAGAAATTTGAGGCTATCCTTTCAAATACCCTAGGCAGTGAATCTGAAGCACAACTAGCATTGGCTCAGATCACAAAGTTTGCATCTGTAACCCCTTTTGCAGTTGATGAATTAACGGGGGCTTTCGTGAAATTGGCAAACCAGGGATTCAAACCCACCATAGGGGAATTAAGGCAATTAGGAGATCTTGCATCCAGTACGGGAAAATCATTTGACCAATTAGCCGAGGCGGTTATTGATGCTCAGGTAGGGGAATTTGAGCGATTGAAGGAATTTGGAATACGGGCCAAGAAGTCAGGCGATAACGTAATATTCACGTTTAAAGGCGTTGAGACACAAGTTAAAAATACCGCTGAGGCTTTGCAGGGTTACGTGGTTGGCCTTGGAAATGCTGAGGGGGTTTCCGGGTCTATGGCTAAAATATCAGCAACTTTAGGCGGTAAAATGTCTAATCTTGGAGATAATATTGATGGTGTTAAGTTAGCAATAGGAAGCCAAACATCGGGAGTTTTTTCAGTAACTTTAGACTGGTTAAATAATTTCACTTCGCTTGCCACATCAGCTATAAAGGGAGTCAAGAACCTAAAGAAAGAGGTTGAGTCTATTCAACTAGGTGATGAAATCCAAGAAACAAAGAATGAAATAGATGGACTAATTCAAACCCTATTAAAAAAAATACCAGGATTAACCAATCAGGAAGCTATTAAAAGAGCAGTAGATGGTACGGCTGCTTCTTTCAGAGAATTGGCAGGAAGCTCTAGTAAAGGTAGTATCGCATTACTAGACACGATAGATGCGATAGAGGCTTACGGTGTTCAGCTGCTAATTACAGCAAATAAGGCCGTTCCCCTCACGACTGAGCAAATAAAACTAAACGAGGAACTATCAAAAACAGCCGCTAATTTAGCGAGGATTCAGAAACTCAGAGCTAATGCGCCAAAAGCGGTTGGTACTACTAATATTGCCCAAACAGATTTTAATGCCGCATTCAGTCCTAAAAAAATAGATGGAACAGGAACGGGATTAGACTTTGCAGCTCAGTTTAATCTAGCAAATGCAAACTTGGCTAAAGCGGTGGCGGGTGCTCCGGGTATATCTTTAAAACCAATCGAGCAAGGGGAATTTACAAAAGGATTGCAGCGAGTTCAGGAAGATTTTCAATCTTTCGGAGGTGACTTTGCTAATGCTGTTTCTGTTTTTTCCTCAAATATAAACTTGCTGGTTAGAGATAATTTAGCAAGCGCATTTACTGATTTTGGGCTTTCGATAGGTGATGCACTTGCAAAGGGCGAAAATGTAATTAATGCGATAGGTCAATCCTTACTAAGCTCAATGGCTAAGTTTATAGGAGATTTTGGTCAGCAACTTATAGCGGTGGGGGTTGCGGGTCTTGCTTTTGCAACACTTATAGAGACAATTAAAAAAGGTGGTCCAGCTGCTATTCCGGCATCTATTGGAGCGATTGCGGCAGGTGTTGCGCTTACCATATTAGCGGGGGCGTTGAGGAGCAGTGTAGGCAAAGGAGTTGGCGGTGGTGGTTCTGGTTCTTCAGGTGTTGGCGCTGGGGGTTCGGGCGGCTCGTTCACGGGGTCTGGATCTAATTCTTTTGATCCTTTCAGGTCATTTGAAATTAAGGTTGTGGGCGAGATTACAGGCGAGGCAATAGGGTTCGCATTGGCACGGGGACAAAACAGAAAAAATTAATGGCAGTATTTGATCTAAATATATCTTTTGCGGTTGGGACTGGTGAAGCGTCGATAAACGGTATAACTACTAATCTAAAAACAATAGAGGCGGGCGATAATGTTGATATAATTATATCACTAACAAATGGCTTTTTAGGGGTTAATTCTTTTTTAAATGGAAACTCTATTTCTACTAATCTAACATATTCTTTTGCGATGCCTTCGCAAAGCTCCTATATCAGCATAGAGGCAGGTGGCGCGTATAACCCAAATTCAAACTATCAATTAAAATACTTTTCTGAGTTTCTGCAGAACACGGGAACAGGTGCAAGATGTATCAGAATAGAAATATTTAACGATGGTTACGATGGAGATTCTAGTTTGCTTGAAGTAGAATCTATTGTTTACAGCTTCGGGAATTTTGGAGGCGATCCTTTGGACCTGGTTATTGGATCCACTTTGGACTTCACCATAGCAGGGACCGTAAACCAGTTTGATGAGTTTTTGATTGGTGGTAATCGGGATTGGAAAGTAGTTTTAAAAGACGCGGGATATATCTTTTGGACTGGGTTCATTAATGCTGATTTTCTAGATACCGTAGACAAAGCGGGTAAACAGTTACAAACATTCACTGCAACCGATGGAATAAAGGGATTCGAGTCTATTAGATGCCAAAGGAATATTTGGCCCAGCATTGCAAATAATCCGGCTAGTTCCGCTTTGGTTGGGTCGCTTAATCAATCTTACAAAGAGTTTCGAGATGTTAATATTATTTGCAACATTCACGAAAAACGAATGGATCGGGATCAGGGATTATTTGAGCAATTTGTAACACCTGATAACTCAGTTTTTACTGATGGCGAAGTGGTCAAGTTTTCAAATAATGGCTCAGTAGAAAATAATTTTCTGTATGTTAAAGAAACTTTGGAGCGGATTTTAAATCCATTTCAATGTCGGGTTTTCTTGTATGAAGATGAGTTTTGGATAGTACGAACTCCTGATCTAAATCAGTCTCAATCTTTGGGATTTGTTTACAATCCTGACGCAGATCTTGAAGGTCCTTTGATCGTAAACAATGATTTGACCATTGATTGCAGCATCAATTTACCACAAAGAACAGCGCGAAGGGTATTTACCTCTTTCACCTCTATTTTAAAACTAGGAGTATTGTTTGAAGAGACCAAAGGAGCGGTATTTGATGCAAAGTTTACGGCAGATGAGTTTTTTAACGACGGAAGCGGTGGTAGAGGAGGTAAAGAACGATTAAAGCTTTGGGGCTATAAAAACTCCATTCCATCATTACAACCAACAAGCAGACCTTCTGGAGACACTGCATTGGTCCAATATCAAACTAATCAGTCTGATGACTATTTGAAAATATGGACAACCACAACAAATGCAGGGGTCAATGATCCTAATTTGAGCTTTATTTTTTTAAACGAGCAGACAGCGCAACGACCTTTGATAATTGCAGACGAACTTGCTAATAAGGTAAGTATCTCGTTTAAATTTATGCTCCTATCAGTGGCAGGAAATAATCCCGCTACTAATTACGGAGATCATAAAGTCGGGTTCATGGTCAAGATTGGAGATTTTTATCTTTATAGGGTTTCTGAGCTTGTATTTGATTTTAGCACAACTGAGAATATAATCCTGTTTGACGCAACAAATAGAGATACCTTTAACAATGTGCAAATTGATAGTGTAGTAGTTCCTACGACAGGACGCTTTGAAGTCCGATTATACCAACTTATAAACACAGCAGGCCCAAGACATTTATTTTGCTTGGCTTATGATGACTTTAAATTAGATATTGAGCAGAATAGCGCATTTCAATTATCTGAAATTTCAAGTCGAGCGGTCACAGATAGCCCGCATACTTATGTGCATCCTGACTTTGAGACGTTTATAGGCGATTCAGAAACTAATATGAGTTCTTCAGCTATAAGATTAATAGACTACAATGATGCAGTTTCTGAGTTATGGACTAGGGATGGTATTGAGGAATTACCTTTGTTGGATGTAGTTTGCGTTGAATTGGCTAACTTGAAAGGAATTAGGAATAGAAGGATAATCGGAACATTAGAACGCGTAAAACCTAGGCCTTATCAGTCGGTTTTGTACCAAGAAAAGTATTGGTTAGTTTTGGCTATAAACTGGGATTGCTTTCGGGATCGTTGGAGAGTTGAATTATTTGAATTGTAGTTATGGCAGATGTACCGGTAAAAATATTCAGAAGCAGAAAAACCTTGGT